GCTGCTTGTTCGTTAATTAAATCTTGTTGATATCCAAAGTTAAGTTGATTCTTAATTGTGTTAAGTGATTCAAGTATTTGTCTTTGATTATTAACATCATAAGTATCTGTTGGTTCTGGTATATAAGCTGTAATTTTTGCCATTATCTTCTTCCACCTGCTTCAATATCTAATCTCAAAGTTCCATACCTCCAAGTTTCATCTACTGCTTCATTTTCAATTTTTAAACTTACTTGTCTTCCTCTAACACGTGTGTCTACTTTAGTTGTTGATGAAGTAATTGTAAATGGTCCAGTAATTAAAGGAGGCGTTGTAGAAGGTGTTGAATCAGCATTTGCTGGATAATCTCTAAAATATAAAGTTATTTTTACGTTACCTTCTAAGCTCTTAAAGTCTGGAATAAATCTTTTAACACGCATAATTAACTGACCATCTCCACTCAAACCTTGTTCTGATATGTCATAATCTCCTGATTTAATGTATGCGGCTATTGCAGTTTTATTTCCGTTTGCATCTACTTCATTAAAACCTGTTTCTTGTGCCCAGTATTTAGATGATCCATAAGTATTAGTTACACCATTAATAGTTGGGAATGTTGGTGTTCCGGTTCTGTTATATTGTGTTGCGTAAGGTAAACTAAATGTAATTGCATCTTGATAAGTAGTTCTAGCTAATGATCCAACTGACCAAGTGTTTTCAACAAAATTATAAACTACATTTCTATCTATTTGAGTAGATCCTGCTTGTGCATAATTAAACCCTACTTCATTAAATAATGAATTATGATAAGCATAAACTATCTGACTTGCATTATAGTTAATACCTAAATTATCTCCAGTTGTTGTAAATACAAAGTCTTCAACAAGTGAAGGTATTTGTTTAACTGTTCCATCAAATGCAAAGAAGCCTCCTCCATATCCCATCCAAAATACTGCACCTTGTGCATATATCATTGCATGTTGACCAATACATCCGCAGTTTGTTCCAACTTGTCTAATTGAAAATGTAAATGGTGGTCCAACAAATTGAATTGTATAAGCTGCTTGATCTGTAAGAACTAATATATAATCTTTACCTTGTAGTGCTCCGATAATCTCGTTTCCAGTATCTAGTCTAAATGTACCTGCAGTGTTTGTAACCGTCGGGTTCCAAGTATTAATATCTTCTTGATTTGAAAATCTTATAAGCATTGGATCTTGAGTTGTTGGATCTCCAATTGTAGTTTCTGTTCCAAATAAAAATAAATGTCTATCTCTATCTGATACAACAGAACAAATTGATGCTGTAGGAGCATTTGCAACAACAGTTGCTCTTGTATTTAATCTTGCTAATGCAGATGGATCCCAAGTATAAGTTTTACCATTCTTAATTGTTGCAACTAAAATCTGTCCATAGTTATCGAGCGACCAGGAACCAGGAGCGAGTGTAACGCTTGTTACAGAAGATTCTTCTCCCCAATCTTCCCAATTAGTTGCATTTGTTACAGTTGCACTTGTTGAATGAGAAGCTGCAGTTGTACCATTTGCTCCTCTAACACAACCTGTAAAAGTTGTTGCAGTCTTTCCGGTATAAGTAATTAATTCTGTATCAATATCTATTCGACCTGTTGATGGAAACGCTGAAGTTGAAACAACTGTAATAGTTGTAACAGAGGAATTTATTCCACCATTTAATGTAGTAGTTACACTTGGAGTAACTGTTCCACCCCATAATCCAGTTCCGAATCCATAAGCTGGACTTTGTGCAACAGGACCAATTATTTCGTATGCTTGAAATGATAAACTTCCACCACTTGTAACTCCTGTTCCAGATTCATTAGTTGGCATTGTAAGAGTAAAAGTTCCAGAAGTTGGAACTGATATAACTTCAAATGTATTGTCTGTAAAACTTGTTGATATATAACTTGTTGTAGGAGCACCTGGAGTTGATGCTGCAGAAAATATTAAATAATCTCCAACAGATAATCCATGAGCTGCCTTTGTAATTGTAACTGTTGCTGATCCAGTTGTGGATGTATAAGTACATCCAGTTACAGCTGTTTGGAGTGGAGTAATATCAAAAAAATCTTGTTCATAATAAATTACAAGTATTTTTGCTGTACCTAAAGCTGCATATTTTTTACCATCTAGCGCAGTCCAAGTGTGTTGATCTCGAGCAGGACCTGCAAGTGTATCATTAACTAGTTGTTGAAATCCACCTATTTTTTGTGGTTCACCATAACGAAATCTAATATTATCACCATCTATCCATTGCCCTTCGGCTCCGGTTGCAGTCTGTTGTTTATTGAATCCAGGTTTAAATTGTATCTTCTGTAAAGGCATCCTTGAATTATATACGTATTTTTGCTATTATACAACGCAGAATTTACGTTATATAGATATGAATTTAACAGTTATAGATAATTTTTTAGAAGAAGATTTAATCAAATATTTAGAAAAAATTTTTACTTCTGATACTCCTCACTATTATGGTCATTCTTCTACTGGAAAATCCAATCCATTTTATAATTCAAATTTAAATATAAATGATGCTTTAATTAAATTTTTAATAATTAAATTAAAAAAACAATTTGCATTTAATGAAATATTAAGAAGTTATATAAATGTACAATATAATGGAATGAGTGGTGATTGGCATCAAGATGATGGTAACCGAACTATATTATTAATGATAACTAAAACTTTAGAAAAAGGTTCTGGTTTATTTGAAATAAAAGATAATGATAAAACAACTCAAATTGATTTTGTTCAAAACAGAGTAATAATATTTAATGCAAATAAATTACATAGGGGACTGGAACCAAAAGAAATAAACACTCCAAGAATAACTTTAGCATTTAAAACTATATGATAAAATTTTTAACTCAAGATGTAGCAGATGCCACTAATTCATCTATTGTTGTTTCTTATATGAGAAAAATAGCTATCATATGTGGTAACTATCCTGAAAAACATGAACTTTTTAATTTAATAACTTTAATAAAAAATAATACATTAGAAAGTGAACATTATGCAACTAATGTTTACGGTGGAAAAACAGCTTGGGATTTTTTTGTTAATCATCCTATATTTATTAATTTTATGACATTTGTAATAAATAAACATCAATATGCACATCCGTTTTTTAAAAATTTTTTAGAATATAAAATAATTAAAGATGCGTGGGGAAATGAATTAAAAAAAGGAGATAGTGTTAACAATCATACACATCCAACATACCATGGAATTTTATATTTAACAAAAGGAAATCCATTAATACTTCCTGAATTATCTTTAGAAATACACCCAAACCCTGGTGACTATTATATATTTCCACCTCTTATCTATCATTACGTTGAAAAAAATGAAAGTGAAGATATAAGATATAATCTTGTATTCAATATAGATGAAGTTCCTAATTGGAAAAAACAAAAACAAATTAACGATAAATATATTTTAAATAAAAAAGATTAAGCCAATAACCAAGAAGTTAATATATATTTTTCTCCTTTTAATGGAGGATTTCCTCTATGAACATATGGAAAATTAGCTGGAAATATACATATTCTTCCTGCCTTAGGTTCTATTCTTTGACTCTGTATTAAAAATTCAGTCTCACCACCACCTTCTACATCATTTAAATATATAGTAAAAACTAAAACTCTTTTTGATAACTCAAAATTTTGAAAACATTTCTCAACATGCCACATATGATATCCTTGCCCAGGTTTTGTTTTTTGTATTTTCATACTTGTAAAATGTAATTCATTTAATGAAAAATATTGTAGTATGCTTGTTTGATCTAAATAATGTTTTAAAGCTTCATTAAAATTTATCATTATGTACTCAAGTTGATCTTTCCAAACATCAAGATTGTCATAATTACAAAAAAATTGTTCATCTGATTTTAAAATAGAAGGAGCTTTTTCAGATTTTAATCTATTTAATGTTTCTTTTAATGTTTGTTTTTGTTCAAAAAATTGTATTGCCTTATCACATAAAGTTTTATCTAAATAACCATCATAACAACCTATAAAATTTTCTATTTTTTCAACTCTAGTCATTGGCACTATCTCCTTTATAACTATTAAAAGGACCATTTTGATCTACATAGTGAAAAAACACTTGAGCATTATAAACACCTTCAAATGGTTTTCTTCCATGTAAAACTTCACATCCTAAATACATTACAGCATCTCCAATTTCAATATCTATCCAATTCCCATTCATATGTATTGGCCACTTAACTCCACAATTATCTATGCATGCGGTAATACTAATTTCACATGATTTTCTATCAGTATGATCCATTAAAATAGACTTATAGATATAAGCTCTCCAATAAGCATATGTTTCATGTAATTTTAATCCAGATACTTCTTCTGCTTTTTGTTTTTTATTTATTAAAAAAGAATCCATTAAATGATCTTTGTAATAACATGGTGCAAAATGAGACTGTGTATCGTATGTAAATCCTTCGTAAACTCTTTTTTTACAATACAATTGTAAAATAGATATTTCTTCTTTTGAAAAGAAATTTTTTATGTATATGTATTTTTTTTCTCTTATTCCAACCATGCTACCACGCTATATCTCGTTCCACTTGTTATTGGTTCTATTCTATGTGGATATAAAAAATTACTAGGAAAAAATAAAGCACTTCTATGTTTTAATTTTAATCTTTTAACTTCATTTTTATAAAAATTATCATAAATAACAAGATCCCCTCCTTCGTATCCTTCATTTAAATTAATTATACAAGTAAGTGCTCTTCTTGTACCTGGTCCTTGATCTTGATGAATTTCATATTTTCCACCTGCTTCATATTTTAATAAATCAATTTGATTTACATTTGTTAAAGATAACTTAGGAAATTTTGCAAAATAATTAGGTAATATTTTAAATATTTCATTTGCTATGCATTTAAATAAAACAACATCGGTCATATTCTGTCCTATTAAATGTCTTCCCATAACATTTCTAATATTGGTATCAACTCCACCAAACACAGACATATTATCTAATTTTATAAAATTTATATAATTAATTATTCTTTCTACTAATAGAGTATCAAATAACTTATCTACTTGTATAACTGCATCTTCTATTTTCATCTTTCTAATTTATCATCCTTTTAAGATGAAGTATAGGATGTAGGTCTTGGCCCTAATCTCGCTGTTTTATCTTCAATAGATTCTTTAATTGGAATCATTTCTCCTGTTGTAAAATCAGTATCATACTGTTTAGGTCCTGGAACATAATTTGAATAATCCCAATTTTCTTGTAAAACTTTTAAATAAATAGCATCCCATTGTGTTATAAATTGGGAAAAATCACCTAGTACATTTGAGTCATACGGTGCATTTGGTCTAGAATCTATGTATTCAACTTGATCATTATCTAAATTATCATCCGTAAATTGAATTACGCTTATGTCTTTAAATTTATCTTGATTCCAAAAAGAATCATCTTCTATTTTAAGACCTTTTGCAGTTTCAACATTAAATTCTTGTGTTCTTTTAATAATTAATTTATCGGGAAATACTATTGTCCAACTACCATATTTTGCCATTTTTTCTCCTATGTTTTTATAATATATACCAAAGTTAAATAAGGTTGCAATACAGAAGTTGCATTTCCTGCATAAGTCCCTGTTATTGGATGAGAATGTGGGCTTCCTCCGCCAACGGTAGTGCTTGGAGTTTTATTATTTGTATACCCTCCAGAATTTTGTGATCCAGCTTCATTAATATTAGATAAATTATGAGTATGAGTTGCAATCGTCGATGCATCTAAAGCTGTTCCATCTGTAGAACCACCAATTGTACCAGTTGAGGCAACAGTGTTTGCTCCAGCAGTTGTAGCTAAAGATTTTGTTGGAGAATTACTTACAGCCACTTTATCAGTTAAATCAGGTAAATTAAAATTACCACTTCCTGGGTTACCATAAGTATAACCAATAACTGCAAATAAAGCAGCATAGGTAGCTTGTGAAACAGCAGCACCATTACATTCTAAAAATCCTGAAGGAATAGATGCACTTCCCCATGGTACAATTATACCGGTATTAACACCTTGAATACCTGTTAAGTATTGTCCATTAAAATTATATTTTGTTTCAGTATAGTTTGTCATGTTTTTATAATATATTTTAAAGTTAAATACGGTTGAAGGACAGAATTAGTTCCACCTGTAAAATTAGCAGCATTAGCTGTATGTGTATGTGCTCCGCCACCACCTGCTGGTTCATAAGTTTTTGTTGTAGGTGGACTAGGAGAATATGTAGTTACATATACACCGAAATCTGGAACTCCATTACGAGCTCCGATCATAGCCGATGTAATTCCTGTTGCTGAACCATGAGCATGTGCAGCAATAGTTGGTTCAGTTAAAGTAGTATTTCCAACTGTAAAAGGTCCAGATATTTGAGCATTACCTGCAACAGTATTAGCTCCACCAGTTGTAGCTAAAGATTTTGTTGGTGATTTGTGAACAGGTACTCTATCTTTTAAATCAGGTAAATTAAAATTCGCACCACTTCCACCGTAGGTATAACCAATTACTGCAAATAAAGCAGCATATGTAGATGTTGAAACTGAAGCACCATCACATTCTAAAAATCCACTTGGAACAGATGCAGTAGTCCAAGGAATAATTAATCCAGTATTGACACCTTGCACATCAGTTATAAACTGACCAGTATAATCATATTTTGTTTGTTCGTAATTTGCCATATTAAGTTTTTATTACATATATTAAAGTTAAATAAGGTTGAAGAACAGAATTAGCCACACCTGTAAATGTTCCTCCACTAAATGGATGACCATGTGATCCCCCACCACCTACTGTAGAAAAAGTAAAAGTTACAGGAGTACCGTCCGACCAAATAGTTTGTCCCATACCACCCATATCAGGACCTGCATTTGTATTTGTATTTCCACCAACTCTACCCATTCCTGAAGTCCATGGATGTGAATGTGCACCCAATGTTGGAGTTGTTATTGTAGTATTTCCTGCGCTTAATGATTGAAGACTTCCTTGAAGAGCAACAGTATTAGCTCCACCAGTTGTAGCTAAAGATTTTGTTGGTGATTTACTAACAGCTACTTTGTCTGTTAGATCAGGTAAATTAAAATTACCACCACCAGGGTTACCATAAGTATAACCAATTATAGCAAATAAAGCGGCATAGGTAGCTTGTGAAACTGCAGCACCATTACATTCTAAAAATCCGCTTGGAGGAGTTGCATTTCCCCAAGGAATAATTAAACCTGTATTGACACCTTGAACTCCAGTTAGATTCTGTCCAGAAAAATCGTACCTAGTAGCTTCGTAATTAGCCATGGTCTATTTCTCCTTATATGTCCAACCCGTAGTAGCGTCTCCAGAATAAACTAATGAAAATCCAGCGCCTTGTGTACTTATAGTTAAATCGGCTGCTGCATTTGCTATGTTAGAACCATTTCTTCCAAGCGTTAAAGGATTTGTATTAAAATCATAACCTTGATCAATAATAGATACAACATCACCTGTAGATGGTGATGCAGGAAGTGTAATTGTAAACGATGCAGTTGCTGTGTTTGCAAGAATAGCAGAACCAGGTTGAATAGTAGCTGTTGTAGTAACTGCTCTCCAAACTTGTTCCATTTGTGCAACATTTATATTTGTTGCATCAGAATAAAGTACATATCTATTTCCTTGTGCTAATTTAACTCCTGTTCCTGAAGCTGTTTTAAAAGTAACAGCATTTGTTCCATGAACAATTGCATTATTAACTATATAAACTTTTTCAATTCCATCTGGAACAGTTACATTTATATTTGTAGTAGGAGTACCTGTTAAATTAAGAACTGCATTTTTACCATCTGAAGTAGCTCCATTTGTAAAGGTAAGTGTAAGTCCTGTTGTTGCATTAACCGCAACAGATTGATAACCAGCAATTGCTTGTTGAAGAATAACTAAATTTGTATTTGTAATATCACCCCAAGTACCTGCGTTTTCGCCAGTTACTTGTAACTCTAGTTTGAGGTCTGTAGAATAACTTGATGCCATAATTTTAATTCCTTATTTTATTATAGTTTTATTAAATTTAAGCGGCTGTGTCAATCTCTGTCCAAGTTGCATCAGTTCCGGTATTAATTTCAGTCCAGATTTGATTATTTATACTATTTAACGTTATAGTCAATCCATTTCCTGTAACAGGAATAACTGCTGTAGCTCCTGCAAATACTGTACCAACGCTTGTTTTTAAACCTATTCCAGTAACACTTGCAATTGTATTTGGTACACCTGTTGCATTTCCTTGAGATATGTTTATTTGTTGACCAGTTAAAGTAACATTTCCAGTTCCAATAACTACTGTTCCTACAGCTAAACCAATAGTTATTCCAATACCAGTAACTGTAGCATCTGGACTTGGATCCACTACACCTTCAGCAATATTTAATTGTTGTCCTGTTAAATTTACATTTGCATTAGCTAATGGAGTTACACTATTTAATGATGTATTTATTTGTTGTCCTGTAACTGAAGTTATTACTGAAAGTCCATCTGAACCCCAGTCATATATACCCCAACCACGTCTTCCCCATCCTGAATTAATTTCAGCTATAGTTGTTACACTATTTAAAGAAATATTTAATTGTTGACCACTAACTATAGCATCAGGTGATGCATCAACATCTCCTTCAGTAATATTTAATTGTTGACCAGTAACACTTACTATTGCTAGTCCAAATGCTTGAACACTATTTAAAGATGTATTTAATTGTAAACCAGTTACGCTTATTAATGAAATAGCATCAACTGTTACTGAATTTTGAGAAATTGCTAAAGTGTTTGTTCCACCAAATGCATTTTGTCCCCAGGATAAAGCACCCCAAGTATCATTACATGGACTTGTTACTTGAACATTAGAATTTAATATTCCACTCCATGCAAGAGCTCCCCAGGTACTATTATTCCAACCGTTAGCCATAATAGGTAACTCCTATTACGCGTTGCCGATTCTTAGAATAGCCGCTGATGTTGTGTCTGCTGGAAATTGAATTGTGAAAGTTCCAGATGTTGCTGTTTTATCACTTCCAAAATCTAATACTGCTACTGCTGCGTTAGTGTTTGATGTATTGTAAATCAAAGCTCCTGCTGCAGTTAAAGTAACCCCTGTAAAAGATATGTCTGCAAAATCTATAAATGCAACGCCACTAGAAACAAGAGGAGATATGTTTGTAAGAACTCCACCACCTGTTACGTATTGACCAGTGTTAGCAACTTCATTTGTTGAAGTGTAAACTGTTGTTGCTGAACTTAAAGTTGCTGCAGAAGTATATAGAGCAAGTTTAAAAACATTTCCTGTCACGGCAGTAAAATTGTGACCACCTTGAAGTAGTTGTTGTTTAAACGTATTTGGAACTGCTTGTGTTATTGCCATAATATTTTCCTATCCTTGTTTTTGAATCTGAGGAGCACCTTCTTGATACTCATCTCTTCTTCTTCTTCCCATTTGTTCAATAGAGAATCCTTGTAGCACACTTTGATACTTTTGTTCATAAAATTGTATCATGTCTGCCGGACCCTTTAAAAAACCATACGCCTCAACAAGGCAAGCATA